TCAAACTGATTTTTACGAAATATCTCTCGACTCAACATCATTTGATGGATCTTTTGAGGTGCCTGGAAAAACTAAGTCACTAGAAATTACTCCAGCAGATGCAACCTCTCTTGTAGTTGATTCTACAGTGGGATTTGGACAAAGTGGCACACTTTTAGTAAAACCAAGAGAAGGAGCAAACTTTTTAAGCGTTAGATACACTGATAAAACCGTAAACCAGTTTTTGAATGTTACAGGTCTTACCACATCTCTAGTTTTTGGTGCAGACGTTCTTGAAAACAAGTTGGCATACGCTTATGCTGGATTTGGACAAACATCCTTGTTACAATTCAGACTTGTTAACGTTATTGACCAAGTAGATACTTCTCAGTCAACTAATATGCAAGTTGGCGATAGTTTGAAGTTATTATCCTTTGGTAAAGACTTATCCGACAGTCCAAAGTTCAATAACTGGATTTACAACGTACCATCAAGTCATAATCTTGCCACAATCAGTCAGGTAAACGTAAACACTTACAGACTTTCGATATTTGACAAGTGTGTGTTCTATGTTGACGAAATTTTGAAGTTAAGGAATAATCTTGGGAATGAAGTTGATATTACAGTAAAACAAATTGAATATGACGCTTCAAACGTAGATCAAGTATACTCTAACACGATTGTTGTTCAAACTAGCGGTGCTATACCAACAGATCCAACTGTAATTACAAAAACAGTCACTAAAGCATCTCATAACTCAAATTATTTTGCTGGAGTTGATCAATTTACAGTAGGTATCCAAAATAGTTACCTCGATAACGATGAAAAGTTCTTTTATGTAGCTTCTTCTGGTTTACCTAACTATCCTATCTTTGCTACTGATAATAAGGTATGGGTGAAGACTAGTTCTGTTGAAGTTGTGGACGGATTTGGCACGCCTTTAAATGGTGGAGGGTTTACTTATACCATACAGTCATATGACCCTGCCTTCGACCCTGCAGCGGGTGTTAGTCTACTTCCACACAACTATGTGACTGGTGATAAGATTTACTGGGACAATACTACTAATAGTGGTATATCAACTGGTATCTACTTTGTAACTGCTGTTAACCAAACTGACTTTTACCTATCATTCAGTGGATCTGACGTATTTTCTAAAAAGTACATTGCAGTTAGAACATCAACACCTGGCCAGTATGTCTATAAATCTGGTTGGGAAAATAAGACACTTAAGAACCAAAAGATACTCAGAAAGTATCCCTTCGTAAAAGAAAGAGAATTATTCGATGATCCAAACAAAAGAGAGGTAAATAACAGACCAGTGGGTCTTATGGCAAATGGTGTAGAACTATTTCCTCCTACTGTCTTTGATGAACAGATATTTCATGGTGATTTAACCAGTATTACTGTTACAAACCCAGGCGAAGGTTATGATGTTATTACAGGGCCTCCTGTTGTAATATTAGACCAACAAGGTTCTGGTGCTGTAGGACATGCGAACGTATCTGGATCTTTTAAAGAGATTCAACTTATTTCACCTGGCATCGGATACCAAGATAAGCCAAAGATTACTGTAGAAGGTGGTA